GTGATAAACATGAACTTTACTGAAGTTGTTAGAAAAAAAATAAAAGAAAAGAATTACAAAATAACTGACATTGCTCATAAAACAGGGTACAGCTATATGTACTGCATCGACCTTCTAAGAGGTCGTAGAAGGTGGAATGAAGATACAATTGATAAATTTTGTGAAGCGTTGGGGATAAAGCCAGTTTTTGTGCAACAAGAAGACTTTTTTGACCAACAACCCCCTACCCATGCCCATTCGGACGTGGGTTAGCGGGGTTTTGTTTTGAGAAATTAGCCGCCGCATCCTCTCCAATTCAAAAGACTGCAGCAAAGCACAGCATAATGTTCCGCGAAAGCCTGCGACTCCCGAAAGGGAGGGGTCGCCGCCGGGACGACGCTTCCGGCCGGTGTCCGGGAATCCAGGAACCCGTCCAGTCTAAGGGGTCAGGCAAGCTTGGGTGGCAGCCCCGCTGCCGAATGCCGAAGCTTCGCCCGTGCCTATGAATGGATGCCCTCCACTTTAGTGGAAGGAGGATTCACGAGCGCTACCTGCATGGTTATTGCCTAGGGAGATAAATCATTTAGGGAGGATGATTTAATAATGGAGGCGATGAAGGTAGCACTCCTCAAAGCAACAGCCAGGCGCACGCCAAATAGCCTGGTTACTGAAAAAGAAGAAATTCTGGACATCCTTCCGGAAAATTCGGACGAATTATTTGGCCGGCTGGCAAGGATTCTGGCAAGAGGTATAGATTGGGATAGAGAAGGGAGGAGGGAAACCCATGAAAGAAACCGTTAAAATTGAACAGGTCCGTGTCGGTGACCGCATGAACGGCAAAAAGGTAGTAGAAGTCCTGCAGCGGCCTTACGTCGGCTACGTCCGGCTGGTTTTGGAGGGCGGAGACATATTGGACGGTTACGAGGGCAAAAAGATGGTCGAGGTGGAGAGGAAAGGAGGTGTAACAAAATGAGGTGGACAACAGAAGCCAACGGCTATAAACTCACCGTCCGCCACGAGGACGTGCTGCCAAAACACCGGCTGGTATGGCGCTGGTACAAATGCGTGCCGCTGGTGGTCCTGATGCTGTTGGCGGGAGTGCTTCTAGCGGCGCTGCCGTGGCTGTATCTAACACATATTTTAACACACTGAAGAAAGGAGGGTGGAGATGGGGAAATATGCCCTTTTAAGTTAATTAGCAGCCCGTGTGCATGGTGGCTAGATCAAGAAGGAGAGTGTGCAGTGCTGGTAATTGCTAAATATCTATATCCTCTTTGGCGAAAAGGGGTGTAACAAAGGAGATGAAAAATATGGACGATAACAAGGCAGAACTTGTGACACTTATTTGTAAGGAATGTCAAAAACGTGGTGTAACACTCGAAGAAGTGAAGGAAGTTTTTGCAGCAGTGTTGCGATTTTATTTTCAAAACGCAAGACCATAAAAAAGGAGGAGGAATTGCCTCCTCCTTAAAGCCGGTGAACAAACCCACCTAAAAAGGAGTGTATCACATATGCCAGAAAAAAGCAACCGTGTAGTGTTGGAAGGATTATGCGAAGCGGACGTTAGCAAGTGGACGTTCGCGCTGAACGGCCAAACCCTTGATAGCATTTTCCGGCGCGCCTTGAGTTTGGAGGACATGGAAGAAGATTTCAAACACATGCTGCTACACGTCTACATCGAGTTAAAGCCTGTGGACACGTCCTTAATGCTGGACGGCGAGCCTTTGATACCGCCTAAACCGGTTCCACCGGAACCAGAGTTAAAGCGGGATTAGGAGGAGAAAGAACAGTGGCATATATCCGCATATCACAGGCGGGGGCGTGTCCCCGCCGCCTCCAGCTGGAGGCCTGGGGAGTAGAAGGCCTGCCTCTTTGGGAAGGGAGCGAAAGGGCATTTGCTGAGGGAAACCTGCATGAACCGTCTATCCTCGAATGGGCAGAACAGAACCTTCCTGGCGGCCCATATAGCATAGAGGAACGACAAAAAGAGGTTTACCTTGATAACTTCCTGGTAGGCCATATTGACGGCCTTGGCAGACCGATAGATAAATCGTTTGCAAGTTTTCTGGTCGAAGCCAAGTGCCTGGCCGCGAGAGGCTTCCAGGAACTTCGAGAAAAAGGCGTTCGGGAGGCTCACCCGCAGTATTACACCCAGGTACAGCTTTACCTGGCTGCCATCGGACTAAACCGGGCTTACCTGGTAGCGCGAAACAAGGAAACGCCAAGAAACCGTATGTGGGACATGCACTACGAGGAAATAGTCCACGACCCAGCTTTTGTGACGGCTGAAATTGCACGTTTGAAGAAGCTTATTGCAAAAATCGAAGCCCACGAGGACATTGACTCTCCGTACAACCCGCAAGATAACTGGCAATGCCTATCTCTAGAAACAGAAGTGCTAACAAAAACAGGATGGAAAACATGGGACAAGTTTACAGATGTGGATGAAGTACTTACTTTTAATATTCAAACAGGGAAACCAGAATGGCAGAAACCATGTATGGTTTTTGTTAAAGACTATAGCGGGAAAATGTACAAACGGACAGGGCGCAATATTAGTTTTTGCATAACCGCTGACCATAAATTGTTAGTACGAAGTTCGGGCTTACCTGCAAAAAAACACCCTTATAAACTAGTTGAGATTAACAAATTATCTCCTGATGCCTTCTACTATTTCACAACTTCCGGGAAGTATTCTCAAAATTCTACTTGCCAACTGTCAGACAGTCTTATTGCTTTATCAGCATGGATAACTGCAGAAGGTACCATAGAAAACGGGCTAATCAGAATTAGCCAAAATGAAAATGCAAAAGCGGAAGAAATAAGACGGCATTTAGATAATCTTGGGTTGCAATATCACATTGAACGACACGAAAGAGAAGGACGGAACACCTTACTTCGTTTCACTTTAAACAGATCATCAAGTGAATATATCATGGAATACCACGGTAGAACCGCTATAGCCATTCCGGCTTTCGTATGGGAATTAAATGACCGACAGTTTGAAACATGGTTAGATGCTCTACTTAAAGGTGATGGGCATATAAACAACCGATCAAGAACCAAAGTCCCCAAAGGTCAAGTGTGGAGTGCAAAAATTAGTCAACGTGACCACTGGGTTTTAGATGAATTGCAAGTATTATGTGCACTGCATGGATATAGTAGCAAAAAAAGCGGCCCATATATTTCAACAACCGGAGGAACTTACTACACTTTAACTTTAACTAAACGCCAAGAACGCAAAGTTAAACTGTCAAATCATATGGAAGTATTTGATTATGATGGCAAAGTATGGTGTGTAACGGTACCAAATGGAACAATTTTTACAAGGTACAATGGAACCGTAGTTGTCCTTGGAAATTGTAGACCACCCTGGTGCCCTTACACTTATCATTGTCACCCGGATTACCGTAAAGCTAAGGCTGAAGTAACAAACTGCAGCGACTTAATTGCAACCGTAGAAACGCTCCAGGAGTTGAACGAGGAAATTAAGGTCTTGGAGGAATTTAGGAACGAAGTCAAAGCTAGACTCCTGAAAGAAGCTGGTAGTGGCCCGGTGCAGGCCGGGCGGTGGCTGGTGCAGGTGAAAGAGCGCAGGAGCGAGAGGTTCGATACAAAACTTGCCCGAAAAGAGCTGCCGGCGGACGTGCTGGCAAAGCTAATCAAGGTCAGCACCTACCAGGTGCTGGACGTGAAGGAGGTAGAGTAATGCCAGTGCCAGCCCAAGAAGCACAAAAAGCCCTGAGTATTATTGACAGCGTGGATCTTCAGCAGGTGTCAGCTACAATGCAAAAGATCGCTCAATTTCAGGCAGTAGTGCAAAGAACTCTCAAAAAAGACCATGACTACGGTATCATCCCCGGCACTGGAGATAAACCCACCCTGCTCAAACCTGGTGCGGAAAAAATCCTTATGTTGATGGGTTTGACAAGCGAGTACGACGTAATCGAGAAAGTTCAGGATTATGATAAGGGATTCTTCGCTTTTACGGTAAAATGCACCCTTTACAAGAAAGATTTGAAAATTACTGAAGGCGTAGGCCATGCAAACACTAAAGAAGCAAAGTATGCCCGTCGTTGGGTAACGGAGAAGAAGTTGCCTGACGGGGTAGATAAAAACAGCCTGCTAAAGCGCGAAAAAGAAGGCAGATACGGAAAATACACAGAGTATCAGATAGAAAACGATGACCCATACACCCTGGTGAACACAGTCCTAAAGGTAGCCAAAAAAAGAGCGCAGGTAGACGCTGTTCTAACCGTTGCCAGCTTATCCGAAATCTTTACGCAGGACCTGGAGGACTACGAAGATATACAGCTACAAGTGCAACAGGCGCAGCCAAAACAGAAAAGCAACGGCGGTCAAGCGACCGAAAAGCAGTTGAAAAAACTCTTTGCAATGGCGAAAGAACTCGACTTAGACAAAGACACAATGACGGCGATCATGCAGGAAAGATACAAAAAGAATACCAGCAGGGACTTAGTAAAAGACGAAGCGAGCGACCTGATCGAATACTTGAACAAACTTAAAAACGGCGAAGAAACCTGGACTCCAGGCGACGCGTGGGAACCGGAAACAGAAGACAGCGCCTCTAGCCCTGCTTGACGGCAGGGCTGAAGGAGGGATTCTTTTGCCTGAGCTAAGGTTGCAGTGCGAGAAAAAAAGGCTTATCGACTTTATGTGGAAGTATGGCCTGGGCAATCCGCGAACAGTCAAACAACTCCGCATAGTATACAGGCTGGAAAAAGAACTGAAAAGGAGATGTGCGCTTGAAGAAGCACGGCAAACGCCCGACGCTGGCACAGAAAAGGCTCATAGCCAGGTGCAGGCTTAACCCAGACAACTGGCTGGTGGTCAAAAACATGCCTGGAGAAATGCACCTGGTCAACAAGTATTCCGGAAAGCTGAGAGTGCTGAAAGGAATGCTGCTGGAGAAGGCGAGGGCGGCGCAATAGATAAAAAGCTGATAAGGAAATGGAAACGCGTCCACCTAAAACGGCTGGAATTCGCGCTGTACCAGTACAGTCTGGGCGTTGTCACCGCCGGCACGGTGCTGCAGGAGCTGCAAATGCTGAAACGCTTGGCGAGTTTGAGAGAACTGACGGTAACGCGGGTGTAGCAGACACGAGCAAAAGACACGATTGCCACCCCTATTCTGCGGGTGTAGCAGACACAACCAGGAAACGCGATTGCCACCCCAAGAAAACAATTTTAGAGGGAAAAAAATAATGAATTATTTAAAGGAGATCAATGCCTTTAGAAATTATCTTAGGACCAATCCACTCGAAGCAATTGCTCAAGCCCTATGGTATGTAATAGCGGATTACCATAACTCGAGCAATTGGGAGCGGTGGATTACCATAGATAATTCTAGATTAATGGCTGAGCTCCAGATAACAAAAAAAACATTAATAAAGCACAGGAACAAATTGATACAGGCCGGGCTGCTTGAATACAAATCTGGGGTAAAGAAAAGAAAATCTGGAAAATATAAATTGCTAAGCTTTGAATTGGGGGAAGTAAAAACTGGTGGAAAAATTACACCAGCTAGTAGAAAAATTACACCAGTTCAAGCTACTGGTGGAAAAAATACACCAGATCGTACACCAGATCGTACACCAGATCGTACACCAGATCATACACCCTTATATATAAACATAAACAAAACTAAACTAAAAAATATACCTTGTTCTAACGAACAAGGGCCTTCGGCCCCGGCTGATGTCGGCAGTGCGGGTGTAGCAGACACGAGCAAAAGACACGATTGCCACCCCTATTCTGCGGGTGTAGCAGACACAACCAGGAAACGCGATTGCCGCCCCTCTGACCGGCTGACTAACAGCAGCCTTATCGCTGAGCTTGTTGACGCTTACAGGCAGGTAATTCCTGAAGAAAAACATAAAAAAGGCGATCACGCCTTCATAGGCCGGCTCTATAACGAGTACGGCTATGGTGCCGTATTGCTTGCCGTAAACGAATTGGGCTATCAGGTAGAAAGCGGTTTTGTGCCGGAAAACCCACTTGTTTACCTCAAAGCAATGCTGAGAAGGGGAGTTGCAAATGGAGGAGCTAAACCAGATAATCAAGACCCTTCAGACGAGAGAAAGTCCAAGTACGCGATCCCAGAGGACTTCTACTGGTCTGACTGATGACCTGATCGTCCTTTTTGGTGGGCGAGTATACCAGCAAGACCAGCTTGAGCTTGCCAGCAGCGAAATTGACGCGGCTCTTAAGACGGCGAAGTTTTGTGGCGGCTGCAGCGGGATTGACAGATGCATCATGGAACCTCCAGGCTGGCAGGTGTTTTACGACGAAGCAGACAGCAAAACATACGGGCATAAGTTTCCCTGTTTCCGGTACAGTCAGTGCCGGTACTGGCACGAGAGGAAGAACGAAGAAATAATAAAGCCGCGCTACCAAAGAAGAACCTTTGACACCTTTGAGGTAACGGATGAGAATAGCAATGCGTTTGAAAAGTGCAAAGAATACGCGACAGAATTCCACCGGATGACTACGAAAGGATTGCTGCTGACCGGTCCTCCCGGCACCGGCAAGACGCACCTGGCGGTAGCAATTCACCGGGCTGTGTTGGCGAAGGGTATCGCTAGTGTGTTTGTGAACATGCCAAACCTGGTCAACGAGTTAATCCAGGGTTTTAAGTCCGGCGAAGAGTCTATGACGTACCTTGCTGCGCTGGAAAAGCGGCTGGTGATCATAGACGACCTGGGGGCTGAAAGACTCCGGGATTGGGTGCGGGAACACATTTACAGGCTAATTAACGAACGATACGAGAAAATGCTGCCCATAGTGGTAACCACAAACTGTGCTATACAGGAACTCGAAGAACGAATCGGCAGTCCGGCGGTAGACAGGCTGGCTGAAATGTGTGACATTGTGCCAGTCGAAGGCAGAAGCTGGAGGCGAAAAAGGAGGAAGGAGTTGATGAAACATGTCGAGCGCTGATAAAGAAAAACTCTACCTCCAGGGCCGGGCGATAGCAAATACCTGGAAAAAGCGAAACAAAACGCCAGGGCGCAAATATACAAGAAAGGCTGTCGACCCGTGGGCGAGATAAAAGTGTTCAAAGCGCCCGTCCAGCCGTACGAAGGCAGAACTTGGTGGGAATGGCAAGCCGAGGTGAAAGAAGTGCCGGCGGAGTTGCCCCCACCTGAAGGGGTTGATTACTATTACTATGCCTGGGGGTACTACGCAGCTGCAATGCGCGGCGAAATACCGCGCAGGCTGAACAGGAGGCTGATAAGGAAATACCTGGAAGGCAGGAGTAACGCGCAGGATAGGGCGATAGAGAAGGTTGCTGAAAAAGTGTACGAATTTCTAGAAGAGACGGCCTGCCGGGGGTAACTGAAGCTATCGAAGGTATGGTTTCATGGAAGTGCACAGAGTGTGGAAATGTATTTTACAGCGCTTGGGAAAGGCCGGACCAAAAGACGGTTAAATGCCCGGACTGTGGGGCGGATGTGGAAAATTCGTATTATCAGGGCAGCCAAGAGTGGAAGTAGCGATCAGGGAGGTAGAACCGTAATGTTTAACTATATTTGTTGCATCTGTCCTCGCTGCGGTCGGGAAATGTTCGAGGTTTTTGTGGGCGATGAAGTTCGCCGAGTGCGGTGTATTGCCTGCGGGGATATCTACAGCGAAGTGGAATACGAGTTGAAGGACGGGGACGTACCTGTTAAGAGGAGGAGGGTTCGGTGGCTGGTAGGGCAGAAGAACGCCGAAATGCTGGAAGTTTTAAAGGAAGTCAGCGATTACTTTGCTCACAAGTGTAGGAGCGACTATCCTTTTTCGCTGTGCGAGGGGCGAAGGTGCGATATATACCCCGTCCAGAGGAAGGTGCGCCAAGTTTTGCTGAAGGTTGGCCAGTAGTTGGCAAGTACGAATGGACCTGAGGAGGTTTATGTACATGTGCGATCGTGCAGAAAAGCTGGCAAAGCAAATGTCAGAAGGTAGTCATAAACACGGCAGAAATGCTCTTGTAAATCTTAGATTTGCCATAGAAGCATATATCAGACCTTTTGTAGTTGCGAGATATGAAGGCACAAAAGAGTTGCGGTTGTCGAAGTGCGGGAAACTAGGTTTATACTGTTAGGTATTGTCCTGTGTGCGGGGAAAGGTTGCCTGAAGGCTATAAATCTGTAGTGCGCTGGGGGAGGAATAAAAAATGCGCGAGATAGAGTTCCGGGCATGGGATAAGGAGGGTGCGCCAGGTTTTGAGGGGATGGTGATTTGTAGTGCTACCGCCTAAGTTTCTACGTTATCTGAAGGAGGAAGAAACCGTCTATTTCTGGCGCGAAAACGACCGCCTGATGATAGGGACGGGGGAAGTCATATTGGACACGTACGCGGGCGACTTTGAACCCGAGAAAAGGTGGTGTGAAGGTAGTCTGCCACGTGATTGTTTTGAAGAAGCGGTAAAGAACGCGGAACCAGCGACAGATATGTTGAGGGTACATCCGTGGTACACGGACCTGTTCCTTCTTACAGGCGAAAGTAAACACGTTGCCGTCTTTTATAAATTCCTGCGCCTGTTTCCGAAAACGACATCTTACGAAGTCAGCATTGTCCGGGATCGCCCTGTGGCGCTGGCACGTTATGTTGGAAGTGTCGCCTTAATCGTAGGCGTGCGCCTGCCGGGAGAAGCGTTCCAGGGGGCAGTAAGGCTGCTACAGCGTTTCGCGGAGACGGTCTCCTTAGAGAGAGAGTTGGAAGAAGAAAATCGCCGGCTGTGGGCGATATTCAAAACGTGCCCTGGGTGTAAGAATTTAGTGGCTGGAGACCTATCTGGATGTTATCACCAGGATTACCTGGACGGGGAAAACCCTTGCAATTGGTTTGAAAGGGAGGAGTAAAAGGAGGGATGCGAAATGCCTAAGTTTAGGAAAAAGCCGGTTGTTGTGGAAGCAATTCAAATTACCAAGCCGATGACAATCGAGATGCTTGAAGGTGTCATGCAGGGCCAACCAGGCGACTGGCTGATCACTGGAGTCAAGGGCGAACAGTACTTCTGCAAGGATGACATTTTCAAACGAACGTATGAGCCGGTTGAAAATGAGAAGCAAGGGGGGATGAGCTTTGAGCAGTAACATGACCATTCGCGAAATGGAGCAGGCCGAGAAAGCCGAAAGGTCACGTCTCAGGAAGTATTACTACTGGAACGGTATGGGGTTGCGCGAGAAGCGTTGCCGGGAGTGCTGGTTTATGCCGACGAACCCGAAGGAAGACCTCTGCGCTAGGATGGACAAGCAGGTGCGAGACCCGGATATGGTCTGGGATTGCGAAGGGTTTAGACCAAGGAAGGGGGGTGCGCTATCCAGTGAGTAACCAAACCGAAATAAGTTGCGACAATTTTTAATTTATATTTTGTCGGATGCTGCTTGCAAATACTTTGGAATTGAATTTGATGAGTGGCATGAATTGCCTTTAGGGAGATTTACAGAGTTCTTGGAAAGTATGCCGAAAAATGTAAAGGTGCGGCTAATTGAATCAAAAGGCAGCTATAATAACACGTTCTAGCCGACAAAAGGAAGGAGGGACTTCTAATGGGTAAATCCAAAGTAGAACGAGATGCCGAATGCCCGCACCGTGGCAGATTGCGCGGGGGAGGCGGATTGACATGTTTAAGACGATAATCGCCGCAATCGCCGTAGTTATAATCGCGTTGTTGGCATGGTACGCGGCGAAGAAAGACCGCGAAGACGCAGCTTTTATGCCGGACGGCGTTCGGTTGGTGTGCGGCAGGTGCGGGTACAGGACTGTAGGGCCGACAGACACGCTGGCGTGCCCCAGGTGCGGGAGCTATTTGGACATATCAGTAATGTAGCGGAGGCGAACAAATTAAATAGAAAGGGGTTGATTAAATGTCGCGAGAGAATAAGCTGACACATTTTAGCTTATTCTCCGGCATTTAACCGGGGGAATAGATTTAGCTGCCGAATGGGCGGGTTTTGAAACGGTCGGGCAGTGTGAAATAGACGATTACCGCTGTAAGGTACTCGAAAAATACTGGCCGAACGTGCCAAGGTGGAGGGATGTTCGGAGTGTTACAAAGGATTCAGTCAAAAAAGCAGGAGTGGGAGCAATTACTCTTATTTCCGGTGGACCACCATGCCAGCCTGTCTCCCTTGCCGGGAAGCGAAAAGGCAAGGCAGATGACCGCTGGCTCTGGGGAGAAGCTATCCGCATTGTTGAAGAACTCAGGCCTCGTTGGTGCCTGTTTGAAAATCCTGTTGGAATCATCAGTATGGGCCTCGACGATGTGCTGTCTGAGTTGGAAAGTCTCGGGTACGAAACGGGGACGGTTGTTATTCCGGCTTGTGCCGTCGGCGCCCCGCATAGGAGGGATAGGGTATGGATCGTTGCAAACAAGAAAATTTGTCTTGGAGGAAGAAGCGATCAATGCATACAATCAGGCGAAAGAACAGGCCAGAGTATGGCCGGCGGATCAAGCAGCGAGGCACAGCCCAGGAAGGATGTGGCCAACACCGGTAGCGAGGGATTATCGGATGGGCGACAAACCGGAATCAAGACGCGCAAGAATGAAGCGGACGGGGAATTGGCACTCCCCCAATCTGAACGATGTAGCTACCCTAGGCGGTCGGCTCAATCCGGCCTGGGTGAATCTGTTGCAAGGATTTCCACCACACTGGACGGAGGTGGAATAGTTGGCTTATCCGAGAAAGCAGGGACCAGAAAAGCACTGCAAGTTCTGCGGGAAAAAACTGGAGCGCAAGAGATACAACGGTGTACTGGAGAGTATGAATTGCTTTCTTCGCAGGAAGTACTGCGACATGAAGTGTTTCGGAATGGCCAATCGCAAGGAACATCCAACCAAGTCTGCGTTACTAAAACGAGCAACAGTTTTACGCAACGACAGTTGCGAGATATGCAAAGCAACAGAGAATTTGGATATCCACCATATAGACGGGAACCCTGCCAACAACAATCCCTCGAACCTGATGACGTTATGCGACTCTTGTCACACCCGATGGCACTGGCAGAATGGGAAAAAGCAATTAAAGAAGCAATTGGTCTGCAAAATTTGCGAAGAGCCTGCAAGGAAATTGGGCATGTGTGGGAAACATTACCAGCGTTTCAAGAAATATGGCAGTCCCTACCTTACAAAGATAAGATGTGGATCGCATTTCGTGTTAGTGGACGAACGCCTTGGCTCGCTCCCTTCGGATGCGAGCAATATAACTGGGAACCACCAAGACTAGCTCAAGGAAAGGTGCCTTATCGCAGGCAGAGATTGCGGGCATTAGGTGATGCTGTTGTGCCACAACAGGTTTACCCTATCCTAGCTGCCATTGTTGCTGTTGAAAAGGAGGTAAAAACAGGTTATTAAGTTGAGAGAGGAGGCGAGACATGGAATAGCGGCGGCGGCGAAGCATTGCGAAGCAGGCGTGGGCAAAGTCTTGCGTAGCAAAGCTGAGGCATTGTGCGGCGCGACAGGGCAGGGGGCAATGCATAGCAACGCACTGCGAGGAAAAAGCGCGGCAGAGCAGGGCGAAGGGATAGCTTAGGCATAGCGGAGCGAAGCAAGGGCGTTGCGTAGCGGCGTAGAGCAGTGGTGCTGAGGCAATGGTTTAGTAAGGCATGGCAGTGGCGTGGCGGGAGCGCTGTGGTGCGAAGGCGTAGCACGGCAATGCGTGGCGAAGGCGTAGCGCTGCGGGGCTTTGCGACGGCAGGGCAGGGCGCTGGTCAGCAACGGCTTAGCGTTGCGTTGCGTGGTACAGCGAAGCGCGGCGCGGCAGCGGCAATGCATGGCGAGGCCTTGCGATGGCAGAGCAAAGCTGAGCAGCGGCATTGCGCGGTGAAGCAAAGCGAAGGCGACGTTGTGCGTCGTATTGCAGCGGCGTGGCGAAGCGATGCAAAGGCGGGGCACGGCGAAGCAAGGTAAAGGCGAGGCATAGCAAAACAGGGCAAAGGCTTTGCAGAAAAAAGAATTTAAAAAGGGAGGGCAGTCTGTGGAGATAACGAAGTTGCGCGTTAGGCTAATTTTCGAAGAAGACCTGCTTGGGAGTTGGCCGGCGGACGAGGCTGTGCTGACGAGGTTCGTTAGTTCGAAGGCTCCTTCGCCTTGGCTGCAGGCTGAGGAAGGCGACACTGTGCCGGAATACACGCAGGACAGGGGGTTCACTGTATTTCCGCAGGACGAAACAGGGTTGTTCTTATGGAATTACCAGTTTAAGGGATTTTTAAAGGAAGCCGGCAATGCTCTGAAGGGACAGCTGAATGTTAAGAACCTGCGGGCGAAAATAGACAACTACGTGTTTGTCCAGCCGCGCAGGCTGTATCTATTGCGGGAGGACGGCAGCAACATACGCGAGCCGGACGGCGTATTGGAACGCCCGTTGCGCGGGCAGACGGCCAAGGGGCCTCGTGTTTCGCTGGTCGGCAGCGAAGTCGTAAAGGCTCCGGCTACCTTGAATGCAACAATCGAAGTATTGCAAGGTGAGATCACACCAGAAACCATAAAAGCAATTCTGGATTATGGCAGGCTGAAGGGCCTAGGGCAATGGCGCAACGGCGGATTTGGGGTTTTCAGGTGGAAGGAGTTGCAGGCTAGCTGATGCTGGAACAAAAAACGCGTGTAAGATACGGTCGCCCTGAACCTTCAGTACACATGCGAAAGGTGTTGACACGCGAACAGTGCGAGGTCATACTTGATTTCTTTCGGTGTTTGGTGATAGCGAAGGCATACCAGCGGCGCTTGGATATAGGAGAGTTCATGCGCCTGTATAGAAACTACCTGCGATACGTTGATAGCGAAGGCGGGGCGGCGAATGGAAATTAAGTTCACGGTATACGGCCAGCCCATCCCCAAGGCGCGGGCCAGGACGGTCCGCCTGCCAAACGGAACCGTCTGGTATGGAACGAAGAAAAGAAGTGGGTGGAAACGGTTGTATCTGAAAGTGAGTAAATTTTTTGGATTTTTTTTAAGGAGGTAGTATAACGATGCAAGCTGGACGCAAATTGGACGTGTTAGTGGCGGAAAAAGTGATGGGGTGGGAAGATATTCACTTTGACAAAAATGGGAATTGCTTCGGCAAGCCGCCAAAGGACTTTCCACAGCAGTGTTCTATACACCAGGTGCCGCACTTCAGCACGAATATCATGTCAGCTTGGAGAGTAGTTGAGAAATTTTCAGAATACGGGTGGTTTGCGACTGTTTGTAGGTTTCCTTGCTCTAGCGGAGCAAATGTGCATTTGCAGAAAGTATTGTCGGACGGGACACCATCAAATGACAAACCAATTCAGGTGCAGGAAAAAACAGCGCCTTTGGCTATATGTTTGGCCGCCTTGAAAGCTGTTGGAGCGGTAAAGGAACAGGTAGTTGATGACGATTAGGGTGCTGTCAATCCCCGGCAGGCCTATGGGCAAGCAGAGACCTAGGGTGCTGAAAAACGGCGTACCGTATACACCTAAAGAAACGGTAAACTATGAAACACTAGTCAAACAGCTATACATACAAAAATACGGCCAGGAGATGCCGTTCAAGCACCCGGTGAAAATGAAAATAATAGCTTATCTCCAGATTCCGAAGTCAGCTTCAAAGGTCAAGGCGGCAGCAATGGAGCGGGGCGACATTAGGCCCACAAAGAAGCCCGATATGTCGAATATAATCAAAATCATCGAGGACGGGCTTAACGGGCTGGCGTATTGCGACGATTCGCAGGTGGTTGAGGTGGAAGCTGGAAAGTATTATAGCAACTGCCCAAGGGTGGAGGTAATTCTGGAAGAAGTTTAGCTATGTCTGGCGAAAGAAGGAGCGTGGGTGGGTTTTGAACAGGACTAACCCGGTGTTGCTTGTTGTTGTCATTGCACTGTTTGTTGCATATTTGGTAGCTTGGTATGTCGATTTTAGGCGGGGGGATTTCTCTGTTCTGCCTGAAAATTACAAGAAAGTAGAGCGCAATGTCGAGCAGTTGAACACCAGGTACGCAGAATTGGAACGTAAGCTGGCAGATCTACAGAAGTCACACGAATTTGCCATCCAGGTAAGCCAGGACTTGGACAGGCGTCTTGGAGCAGTGGAAGGCCGGAGGAAGGCAGGAAAATGATAACCGTAGCGGAATATGTAATCTGGAAGCAGCCCGAACTCAGGTGGTTGGTTGAAAAATACTTGCGTGCCGGCAGTCAAATTGAGGATATGCCTTTTGAGAGCTGGAAGAAGATTATGGAAGAACGGCCGAAGCCCGGAAGGGCTGGGTTGTTATGGTTTCCGGGCTGAGGAGGTGTGTGGTGTGCCGAAGGGCGAAATTCCGCTGGACGAGGAAAAGGCGAGGGACAACCGCATAGTGGCCGGCTGGCTGCTGTATTACGAAGAACGTAAAAAGGAGTATGAGCGGAAGCGGGAGGAAATACTGCACTCTTCACCGCCGGCACTGCCTGATACGCCGTCCGGAGGCAGAAACCAGATTAGCGACCCGACCGGGCGCAAAGGCCAAAAACTTGCCGACCTGCGGGAGACGGAGGAATGGCTTGCGCTTGTGGAGGAAGTGGAAAGGCGGTTGCCGTGGAAGTTGCGGCTTGTCTTGCAATTCAGGCGCGAAGCGACGGCAAGGTGTGGGCGCATCAGTGCTGGTCGTTACCGGGGTAGACCGGCTTGGATACCGTATGTGCAGCATAAATATTGTGAGGCAGTGGCGAAACGAGCGAAGAAGCAGCAGGAGGACGTTTGGATCGAAAGCCCGTCAGTCTTTTCGGAGTGGTGGGGTAAGATTTTGGATTATGCGGCAAGACTTGCAGCGAAGAAGGGGTTACTTCGCCAAGAAGAAAAAGGAGGTCCTATCATGCCAAGGGAAGAATGGGTTAAGTGTGACCAATGCGGAAAAAGCGAAAGGGTGCCTGTAGTCAATTGGCTACGACTAGAGAGGGAGGGAGTAGCGGTTGACGCTATAGGCAAAAAACCCTGGTGGGAATTGTACTTTTGTGGTTGGGAATGTTTGTATAAGTATGCGGAAGACCACATTAAAAAGTTAGAAAAAAAGCAGGAGGATAGAAAATGGGGGTACACGAGAACATAGACTACAACAAGTTTCCAGCGCAAGGTAGGTTTTTGGGTAGAAGGTGTTGGGTGTGTTTTAATTATAATGTCGATAAAATGATTGGGGGTACGCTTGTTAGAGACGATAGAGAAAGTCCTGGTGTAACAATAATAAAACTCGATGATGGCAGGTATGTTTTAGGAATGGAGTGTCAGTTTAGCTGCATGGATTGAAAAATCTTTATCAGGAAGAAAAAGAAAATATTTCCACTAAAAGAAAGGCCAAATAAATAAATATGCCGCCTCCGGCGGCAAAGGAATACTTCGACAGAAAGATCGAATTTTCCTGCTGGTGCGTGAATATTCCTGATTTTAATCAGGAATAAAAGGCGGCTTGCATCTTTCTTAAAACGCAGCACTAAACATTTTAGCCTTGGGGCTGCAAGGCTTGGGCAATAAGCCCTAGAAGCCTCTGGCTTTGGCCATGGGGAGCAGTCACCGCCGAAAAAAATATTTTTCCTCAGCAATTATTTAATTCGGAGATAAAAATAAGGGTTTTTCGGTATAGCATGTTGTTGAGAAAATTTTGAGGCCGTCCGCGAGACGGCTTTTTTGTGATTTGGCGGTGAATGTTTATGGCTAGGAGCAAATGGTCAGACGAAGAGAAACAAAAGGCTATTGCTTTGGCTCAACAAACTTCTGTGCGCGAAGCTGCTAAGGCTACCGGCATTCCTAGGGCCACTATCGGGCGATGGCTTGCAGAACAAAATGGGACGGGACACCTGGGACGGGACGGGACGCCCAAAAAGTTAGAAGCTATGGCTGAGCAGGCCGCCAAAGCTGCAGTAGCCGAAGTTAAGAATTATATAGTTGACCGCCTTAAATCCCTGGCAGATGAACTCTATGGATTGGCGGAAGATGGCGTGAAAGAAACTCGGTCATTTATGGCCAATACCCAAAAAAAAGACCGAGACACTGCTGCCTGGCTCCGCGCAGTAGTAGGCGCTATGCACTACGGTATTCAGGACGCGCAGCTTCTTTCCGGCAAGCCTACAGCCAGGCCAGAGGCGGTGAATAAACATGAATACGACATTACCCAGCGTATCATCGCTGATCCCCAGGCCCTCGACCTTGCAGAAGCACTCCTACGCCGCGCTGCGGGCCGTGACGCCAGCGCACTTTGCGTATACGGTGAGCGAGGGCCGGTGGATACCGTATGAGCATCTTTTACTCCTCAACCGAAAACTGGTTGACGTGGCGGCCGGACGGATTAAACGGCTCATGGTCTTTATGCCCCCTAGATTTGGCAAGAGTGAGCTGACCAGTCGGTATTTTCCGGCCTGGTATCTAGGAATGTTTCCGGACAGGCGCATAATCCTCGCCAGTTATGAGGCCGACTTCGCAGCTACGTGGGGTAGAAAGGCCCGAAACCTTTTGGAAGAATTCGGGCCTTCTCTATTTGGGGTGAAAGTCTCTCCCGAATCCTCAGCAGCAAGCAGGTGGGATATAGAGGGGCACGAAGGCGGGATGACCACCGCTGGCGTCCGGGGGCCAATCACCGGCAAGGGTGCCAATGTTGCGATAATTGACGATCCAGTCAAGAATGACCAGGAAGCTATGAGCCAGACCTACCGAGAGGCGACGTGGGACTGGTACCGGGCGACCTTTTCGACCCGCATACAGGGAGACGGGGGCATCGTCTTGGTGATGACGCGCTGGCATGAGGACGACCTAGCCGGGCGGCTATTAAAGGCCCAAGAAGAAGGCGGGGATAAATGGGAAGTAATTAACCTGCCAGCTCTGGGCGAAGATAACGATGCACTTGGCAGACAGCCGGGAGAACCTCTTTGTCCAGAACTTTTTACTAAAAAGACGTTGGAAGAGACAAGGACTCGGTTAGGCTCTTACTGGTGGAATGCGCTTTACCAACAGCGGCCTTCACCGATGGAAGGCGGAGTATTCAAGCGCTCCTGGTGGAAGTTTTATCGTCAGCCGCCGGACAGGTTTGACGAAATAATTCAATCCTGGGACATGGCTTTCAAGGAAACCTCCAGCGGTAGCTACGTCGTCGGCCAGGTATGGGGGCGCATAGGTGCTGATAAATATCTGCTGGACCAGGTGCGGGAGCGCATGGACTTCCCAACGACGGTACAGGCTGTCAGGCAACTGTCGGCCAAGTGGCCGCAAGCCAGAGCAAAGCTGGTTGAAGATAAAGCCAACGGACCTGCTGTTATTGCTATGTTACAAAGAGAAATTTCTGGACTTATTGCTGTTAATCCAGAAGGCGGTAAATTAGTCAGAGCACAGGCAATAAGTCCGTTGGTAGAAGCGGGCAATGTTTTTTTACCAGACCCGAGTATTGCTCCTTGGATACATGATTTTATCGAAGAGTGTGCAGCGTTTCCAAACGGGGCGAATGATGACCAGGTTGATGCCATGACGCAGGCGCTTGTGAGACTGGGGCAAAGCCAGAAGGTGATTTTAATGCCTATAGGCGTAGATGGCGAGAGCCTTTGGAGGCGATAAGTTTTGGCAGAAACAAACGTTTTTCTTGAGTTAGGCAGCACTGGTTTGTCATGCTGGGGAGGCTACATCCAGGAAGAATGGTTGCCAGAGCTTCAGGGCACCAAGGCTATTCGGGTTTACAAAGAAATGCGTGATAATGACCCGATCATCGGTGCTATTCTCTTCGCAATAAAAATGCTCTGTCGCCAGGTTACCTGGCGAGTAGAGGCAGCGGGCGCAAGCAATGCCGACAGAGAGGCGGTGGCGTTTCTTGAATCCTGTCTTTACGATATGTCTATGTCCTGGCAGGACACTATTAGCGAAATTCTGTCTATGCTGGTGTTTGGGTGGAGCTACCATGAGATAGTTCTGAAACGTCGCATGGGAGACAGCCGTGATCCTGCCAAGCGCAGTAGGTTCAATGATGGTAGAATCGGCTGGCGTAAGCTACCTATTCGTGCCCAGGAGACCTTGGTTGAATGGGTTTTTGATGATGAAGGCGGAATCCAGGCGATGAAACAATCTGCACCGCCTGATTATAAGCTCAGGGAAATCCCGATAGAAAAGTCGCTGCTTTTCAGGACGGAAGCGACAAAGGGGTCGCCGGAAGGTCGCAGTATTTTGCGCAATGCTTACAAACCTTGGTGGTTCAAAAAGAACATTGAAACCATTGAAGGGATCGGGATAGAACGTGACCTGGCTGGTCTCCCGGTGGTGTGGGTACCTCCAAATGTTGCCAATCCTCAAACTGATACAGAGAGGACGGCTTTACAGAAGTTTAAAGATCTGGTGACCAAGATCCGTCGCGACCAGCAGGAAGGTATAGTTATGCCGCTGTCCTATGACGAGAAAGGGAATAAGCTGTATGATATTCAGTTGCTTTCTACCGGCGGGCGGAGACAGTTTGATACCGGCGAAATTATCCAGCGTTATAATACTCAGATCGCCCAGACGGTGCTGGCAGATTTCATTATGCTGGGAACGCAGAAGGTCGGGAGCTATGCACTGGCGTCCTCAAAGACCAACCTGTTTGCCGTAGCCATTGGCGCTTTCCTTGACGAAATCGAAGACGTGCTCAATACCCATGCCGTACCGAGACTGTTCAAGCTTAACGACTTCAAGGTCGAGAATTACCCTGAGCTTCGCCACGGGGATATCGAATCCGTAGAATTAAGCGAACTTGGGGAATTTATACAACGGCTCAGCGGGGCGGGCATGCCTTTGTTCCCGAATAAGGAACTTGAGAAATATCTACTCGAAGTTGCGAACTTGCCAAGCGGGGGAGTGGATGAGGAATAATGTTCATTTCAAGGCTACCAAAGCAGCGCATCCTGAAAGCTGTCAACCCGAAAGACCCCGAATGGAAGCTGCTGCATAGGGTGGCTGATAGCAAGCTAAACAAAACAAAAAAGGCTTTCTTGATGGCGGTAGCGGCGACCCAAGCGGAGGTTGTTGTTTCTAGGATGGCGGAGGCGTTGGAGAATAACGATTTAGCCGCCGTGGAAAAGGAAATAGTAGATGAAGTGGGAAAAGCCACCGCCCGGAGGCTGGGCGAAAAACTGAAAGCGGAGCTTCGATTTGACCTGCTCAACCCCAGGGCGGTTGAGTTTATAAACCAGCATACGGGCGAGTTGATCACGCAGATCACAGAAGAGAGCAGGAAAGCCATCCGGAGCATCATCCGGCAGGCTTTTGAAGAAGGCGGCCACCCTTACGAGCAGGCGAAGAAGATAATCCAGCACATAGGGCTTACTGAACGCCAGAGCAGGGCGGTGGAGAACTTCCGCAGAAGACAGTTGGAAGCAAGGGTGTCAAAGGCAGAAGCGGATAAGAGGGCGGAAGCGTATGCTAAGAGGCTGTTACGGGATAGGGCGGAAAACATTGCGCGCACTGAGACATTGACCGCTAGCAATGCTGGTCAGCACCTGGCCTGGTTGGACGCAAAAGACAAGGGTCTGTTACCAGCCAACTTCATGAAAGAATACGTCACAACTCCAGACGACAGAAGATGCCCCCAGTGTCTGGAAATCGATGGGCAGCGGAAGCCGATTGACGTGCCTTTCGACACACCTTTCGGGCCGAAGATGTATCCGCCCATCCATGTGGCTTGTCGTTGCTGTGCAGGATTGGTGGAAGTTAAGAGTTATTAGTTTTAAGTAGCCATAGACATTTGGATAACTGAATATTACCGCTCTGGCTAGCTGCGTACGGGCGAAAAAAGGAGGAGTACTCTCCGCCTCCTTGCCAGGGCGGTTTTTTATTGGTCAAAAGGGAGAGAAAAACAGTAAAGGAGAGAGTGAAGAAGTGCAAAAATATCAATTATTACCTCCACTTATGCAAGAAGAATATGAAGCACTGAAGGCAGACATAGCAGAGCGGGGCGTTTTGGTGCCCATTGAATATGACGAAGACGGCAATATTTTGGATGGCCACCATAGAGTAAGAGCGTGTCAGGAATTAGGAATAAAAGAATGGCCGAGCATTGTCCGTATTGGATTAAGCGAGGACGAAAAAGCCGAGCATGTGTTGAAGCTGAACGTCCACCGGCGACATTTGCCGAAGGAGTGGAGGCAGCAGAAAGCCGAGGAGCTGCGCCGGCAGGGGTGGAGTTACCGAAGAATAGCGAAGGTGCTGGGAATGCCTAAAAGCACTTTGTGCGATTGGCTAGGAGATGAGGTGTCCGAAGTCGGACACGTGAATAACCCTTCTACCATCACCGGCGCTGACGGCAAGCAGTATCCGGCCAGGAGACACAAGAAGGCTGAAGTGAATTGGTTTTTAACTATTCCTGCGTTGGAATGTCCTTACTGCGGCCACGCAAAATGGAGCAAAAAGTGGCTAGACGATATGGGTTGGCCAAAGAAGATAGAGTGTAACAACTGTCACGAGGAATTTACTTATGACAAGAGTGCATTTGATTTAGAAGAGAGCTATGACAAAGAAGACGATATGCTGATTGAAAAACCGGAGCCAAAGCCGTATGTTGTGGTAGACAAACCCAGGGACATTGAACGAGTAATAAAGGCAGTCGGTATAGCAGGGAAGGCTATCCCGGCAAAAAGAGTTGAATTAAAACGGTTAGAGAGAATTGCTAGGGAAGCGAAAAGGCTTGCTATTGAAGAAACGGACGCTGGTGTAGATACTAACATTCAGCTTTATCATTGCGACTTCCACGAATTAAAGGTTGAAGCAGAAACTGTTAATCTCATTTTTACCGATCCTCCTTACCCCAAAGAATACCTGCATTTGTGGAGCGAGCTGGGTAAATTTGCGGCGGACGTGCTCAAGCCGGGGGCGTTGTTAGTAACGTATACCCCGCAGTATTGGTTGCCGGAAATCCTAGAACAACTAAAAAAATATCTGCAATACGTCTGGATAGGTGCCCTCTACCAGCCAGGAGCGCACAACTTAGTACATCCGTACCACATAAGAGCGGTGTCAAAGCCGCTTTTGTTTTTGAGCAAAGGGAACTACGTACCGAGAAATTGGTTTGAGGATGCGTTTTTTAGTGAATCGCGGCAAAAAGAACTGCATGAATGGCAGCAATCTTTAGGGCCCGCAATGTATTTTATTGAACGAATCACGCTACCGGGCCAACTTGTCGTAGATCCGTTTTTGGGCGCGGGAACTACGGCATTGGCGGCCAAGAAATTAGGACGACGTTTTATTGGATGCGATATTGACGCAAATGCTGTTGCTATGGCAAAGCGAAGGCTGGCTGATGCCATATGACTAAG